TAGAGCTTTTGCAAGTAAAGCCGTACAACAACTCATTGGCGCGTCTCTTGGTGGGCTTGGTTTGAATTTTGGTGGAACTGGGACTACCACCCAAGCTTTTTCCGGTGGTCCAATAGGTTTTGCAAACGGGGGCAAAGTTCCCGCTTTACTCATGGGTGGTGAATACGTTTTCTCTCCCCAAGCCGCTAAAAGTGTAGGTTATGACACCCTTCGTTCAATTAACCGTTATGCGGCTGGCGGCACCGTTGTAAAAGGCGGTTCCGGCGTAATGGACGACGTTCCTGCCATGTTACCTCCGGGGAGTTTCGTTGTTCGTAAGTCTGCTGTAAATCGTATTGGCACTGGCTATCTTGACTCCTTGGCTTCAGGTAGATATGTAAAACGCGGTCTTGGGACTCCCTCAATGACACAATTTACTTCTGGCGAAGTTGGTTTTACAGCAAGTTATGCTGGCACGCCCGCTTCCACAACAACAACGGCGGCAACAGCTGGGGGTTCGTCTTTTGCCGGTGCCGCTGGCGGACTTGCCGCCGGCGCAGTTCTTTTACTCGCTTCTTATCTTTTAGGTGGCGGTGGAGGTGGAAGTTATAAGCCAAAAAGCGCGGCTGAAATAGCGAAATACGCCAGAGAGCTTGAGGCGAGTCAAAACGCCTCCATCAATTCTCGCCCGAGTGGTACTAACGCCTTCTTAATATCTGATGGTCAGGGTGGCTATAACTATTCTGGTAACGTTGGCGAAGCCGATGTTCAAAGATTTGCCGACGGTGGAGTCGCTATGAATGCCGCCCCAATAACCCCAGCTATATCGCGTAATTATGGTCCGGCGGTCGGCGGTATTAGTATTGCCATCAATAATTACGGCGGCGAAACAACAACCTCTTCTAAGGTTTCCGGTAACGGTGGATATGATAACCAAGATTTCGCCGAAAAACTTAATAGAGCTGTCCAACAAGCTGTCAAACAAACGCTTATTGAAGAACGCCGTTCCGGCGGCATGATGCAGCAATTCAATAGAACGGCTATTAATTCGTACTAATTGTAAAATGAACACATCTTCAACATTTAAAACGTGGAGCGCGTCCCCTATTTATAGTAAGTTTGACATAGTACACGGGATTAACGCCACTGATACCGTTTTTTATTATTCTCTTAAGAACGGCAATCAAGGGAATAATCCCGTGAGTCATTACGACTTTGCCGTAACTTCTATTTCTAGGTCTAACGAAATTGCAACTGTAAATTTTACCAAAACCGGAACGGGACCGTCTTTTTGTCCCGGAAGTTGTGTAAATATCACGGGAATTCCGTCTAGTTATTCAGAGTTTAATTATACAGGAATGGTTTTGAAGGCCACGGATAGTAGCATTCAATTTATTTCTGCCGGCAATGATATTACGCAAACTTCCGTTAATGGTGGCGTAACAACGTATTTATCGCCAATTTGGACGACCGGATTCTTCTTTACGCCTAGTTATGCTACATCTGTCGATTCTCAACAAGCTGTAATTACAGCCCAATTTGAGCCGGGGTACGAACAAAGGCAATCTTCTTCTTTAAATGGTAATACAGATACTTGGAATTTAACATTTTCAGATAGACAGAACAAAGAAGTCCGCGCCATAAAACATTTTATCCAAGATAAGGCGGGTGTTGGTTATTTCAACATTGTTATTCCTGTAAGTGACTTGTGCAACGACCCGTCTCTTAAATTTGTCGGAACAGCTCCTAAAATATCGCAAAAAAGTTTTGGATTAAACGATGTTTCCGTTACTTTGAAACAGGTCTTTGATATTTAAACGAGTTTTTGGTGTAATCCCCAATAAGGAACGGTAAGGAAATGCCAAAACAAATTACAAATAGAGAGGCGTGTTCATTCACACCCTCAACATTAATATCGCTATTCACTTTAAATGGGGCGGCGATTGGACTTAGCGACGTTTTTTATTTCTGCGATGGCGCGGCAAACAATTTTCGACCCATTGTTTTTGACGGGGTAACTTATTCACCGCTTCCAGTTAAAATGGAAGAAATGACAATGAGTGGGCAGGGGCAGGTTAATAGACCCAAGATTAGCATCGCTAATATCAGAGGGCTAATATCTTTGTTAATGCTAGACACTCAAAGTCTTGTTGGCGCAAAAATAACAAGGAGAAGGGTTTTCGCTAGATTTATTGATAATATAAATTTCCCGAAGAATAAAAATCCCTACGGCGACCCCGACCCAACGGCAGCTTACAACGAAGAGGTTTTTTTAATTAACCGTAAAGTAGCGGAAACCCAACAACTTGTAACTTGGGAATTATCAACCCCATTTGAGCTAGATGGTGTAAAATTACCGCGCAGGCAAATTCTAGCAAATTCATGCCAGTTCCCATATAGAGATGCGCATTCTTGTAAGTACGCTGGCGAGCCCATTGCGGATAAAAATAATAAAAAATTTGTTGGTGGCGCTGGCACTTACGGTTTATCATCTCTTAATAATCGTGGTGGGTACAGTTCGTCAGAGACTTATAATGCCGGGGACTATGTTTATATTTATTCCAACCTTCCAGAATTAGCTGATATTCCTATTTATTGTGTGTGCTTGGTTAATGGAACGTCTGGAATTGTGCCTTTTGCAAATACCGGAAATTGGGTTATGGATGTTTGTTCTAAAAGCATTGCTGGTTGTAAAATTAGATTTCCATCCATAGCATTACGAGGAAGTTTCTTCCCCGGCGTTTCTATAGCGCCTTTCATCGTGTCCCGCTAACGCCATGATGGAAAAAGATCAAAAGCGAATCATTGAAATTTGCGAAAATAAACCTAACCAAGAGGTTTGCGGGTTTATAAAAGTTGTTGGTGCAGAACTTGTTATAGTAGAATGCGAAAATATTGCCGAAGACAAGGAAAACAATTTTCAATTTTCCATCCAAGATTCTATTTTTGCGCAAGATAAAGATGTTGTAGGCATATTTCATTCTCATACGGACTGTGAACAAGCTTTATCTACGTTTTCTCGGGCTGATATTGATGCAGCCGAAGAATTTCAAAAACCATTGTATCTATATGTTTTAAAAACCAAGAAGTGGTTAAATTATACCCCAAATGGGTATAGTAGAGATTTGATTGGTAGGCAATTTATTCGTGGCGTTAATGACTGTTATACAGAGCTGCGTGATTATTATAGACAAGAATTAAAAATCAATCTTAGAGACTATATTAGAGATGATGATGTTTTCGATGGGAAAACTGATTTTATTATCCAACATGCTAAAGATGAAGGTTTTGAAATTCTTGAAAACATGGGGGTTATAAAGAAAAACGACGTTTTAGTTTTCAAACATTTCGGACCATACCCAAGGCATTTGGGGGTTTTTTTAGGGAATAGTAAATTTTTGCATCAACCTTGTAACAATTTTTCTTGCGTAGATTTCTTAGGGGGCGATTGGCAGAAAAGACTAAGATTTGCGCTTCGTCACAAAAATTTTAGTTAATTTCCGTGTAACCTTCCTTAAAGGAAAGGTTGGACATGGAAAACTCTATAAAAGTTCATCTTTTGGGTAAGCTCGGCCAAGTTGTTGGTCGGGAATGGGACATTTTCGCAGAGAGTCCAGCCGAAGCACTTCGCGCTGTTGATGTAAATACTAAAGGAAAATTAAGGGAGTATTTAAGCGGCGATGGCGGGAAGAAATTTTATAGAGTTTCTTTGCAAAAGAATTCTGCGAAAAGTTCTTTAGAGGCTCAAGAGCTTTATAATAAAAGTGGTTCTAGTGATATTTATATTGTACCAATAGTCAACGGCGCTAACAGCGGGTTGGGAAAGATTTTGGCTGGTGTGGTTCTTTTAGTTGTTTCTTATGGTTTTGGAGCTGGATTTTTCGGCGCTGCGACTAGTACAATGGCGAAATTTGGAGCTGCGTTCACCATGTCTATGGGCGCGGCGTTAGTTTTGGGCGGTATTTCTCAACTTTTAACGCCAACTTCAAAAGAGGCCGAAGAAATGAAATCTTCCTCAGTTTTTCAAGGCAATGCAACAACTGTTTATCAAGGCGGGTGTGTTCCAATTGTTTATGGAAGAACTTTGATTACACCTATGCCAATTGGAATAGCTTTCTCTTCTGATAAAGTAAGTTCGCCTTCTGTGGGTGGTATTTCCACAGTTGAGATTTCAAAATGGGATGGAAATGGTGGTTTAGGCGGGTATATTCAATATCAAATTTCTAGAGGAAGCTAATATGGGAGGAGGAGGAGGTAGCAGCAACGGCGGTTCAGAAGCCCCAAACACACTTTTATCTAAGAATTCTCTTAAGATAAGCGACCTACTTTGCGAAGGCCCAATCAAAGGGTTTGTGCAAAAAAGTGGGGCTTATGGAAGTGGCCCACTTGTATCTACCTATTACGACAATGTTCCGGTTCGTAATTTAAACGGGTCGTACAATTTTAACGTAAGTGGTCAGGGATATAAATTTTATTATACTTTAGGCACAGAAGATCAATCTGCCGTCCCATACTTCTCCAATTCGGAAAATTATATAGCTCTTGGGGCAAATACCCAAATAAGCAACCCACCCGCTGGCGCGGGGTATGAGAAAGTTGTTACGGCTTCGTTTAACTCAACAATGTACCCGGACGCCAATAGCATAAAAATAATGATGCGCGTTCCGGCGCTATATGCTGTTGATGATGAGGGGAATACAGATGGGTATCGAATGACTTATTCCGTTGAGGTTTCGTTGAATAATGGACCGTTTGTTTTGATGGGTAGCTATTCAATTAACGGAAAATGTACTAGCCCATATTACGAACAGGTATCCTTCCCTCTTCCCAAAACCTCCATCCCATCCGATTATTATCAATGGGTTGTTAGGATAAAGCGCACTAGCGAGGACATTTTATCTGTTCGCGTCCAAAACAGTTTGTTTGTTGACGGTATCTCAGTAATGTCGTCAAACGCTTTTTCTTACCCAAACAGTGTGTTAGTCCACACTTACATTACGGCAGATCAATTTGCATCAATCCCTACGAGAGCCTATGAAATTGAGGGTCTATTAGTTAGTGTTCCAAGCGGTTATACACCTACAAAATATAACACGGACGGTACTATAACACAAGCTTCATATCCTGAGATTTGGCGCGGAAATTGGCAGACTGGAGTTTACACAAATAATCCAGCGTGGGTTTTTAATGATATTTTATCAAATAAGCGTTATGGCCTAGGGAATTATATCCAGCAGGAATCAATAGATAAATGGAGTTTATACCAAATCGCACAATATTGCGACGAAATGGTGGACAACGGACGAGGAGATGGCAAAACAGAGCCCCGCTTTACTTGTAATGTATACTTAGGACAACAGGATGACGCTTACAACGTTCTTTTGAATTTTGCTTCGGTTTTTCGCGGCATGGTTTATTATGCCAATGGCATGATTACCGCTACGCAGACAAGTGACAAAAAACCTGTTTACCCATATAATAATTCAAACGTGATTGGTGGGCAATTTACTTACGCCGACACAGCAAGAAACACTCGTTCTACGGTGGCGTTGGTGAAATGGGTTGACCCAGATAACCTTTATAGAGAGAATGTTGAATATATTGAAGACACTGAAGCTGTTACGCGATACGGTTATATTCAAAAAGATGTAACTGCTTTCGCCTGCACTTCTAAGGGGCAGGCTTACCGTGTCGGTAAGTGGGTTCTACAAAATGAACGTTTATTAACGGAAACATGTTCTTTTAAAGTTGGTTTGGACGGATTATATGTAAAGCCCGGTGATGTTTTTGAGATTTACGATAATTTTAGAACCAATCGTGACCAAGGCGGGCGTATCATTTCTTTTGCCAGCGGTGGTTCCGTAATAGAGCTTGACAGGCCCGTTCAAATTGAGTTTGGAAACAAATATTCTTTGTCCGCGCTCGTACCAACCGACACAACAGATAATACGGGGATGATTACTGGATCGGATCAAATTGTTAATTTCCGCGCCCCGCAAATTGAATTTAGAGAGGTGTCTAATATCCCCACGAGCGGTACTAAATTTTTAACCGTTACAAACCCTTTTTCGACGGGATTATTTGCTGGTTCGGCGTGGATTTTGTCTGCTAGCGGGGACGGCGCGCCGACATCGAGAAAATCATCTCTTTATCAATGTGTTTCCATTTCCGAGTCAGAGCCGGGTATAATGGATGTTGTTGGTTTGCAGTATAATACTGGGATTAATTTATCTTCTGAGACAAATTATAACATTAATCCCAACCCGATCAATTCCGGTAATTTTACTCCGATTGAACCACCGTCAAATCTTACCGTTGTTCCAGTAACGGGTTTGTTAAACACCAATCAATTCGTCTTCTTTATGGCTTTAGATTGGGAGCCGACGCCATCTTACAATATAGCTTATTATAATGTTTCGGGTAAGGAATTTGGTGGAGATTGGCAATTTATCACAAACACAACAAGCGATTTCGCTTCTCACCCAACTTTAGTAACGGGGTTGGTCGAGTATAGAGTAGCCGCCGTAAGTAATGGCGGAATGTATTCTGATTACATCTCCGGGTCTTATTTAATTTCTGGAATCAATCCGTTTGGACGCCCAGCGTCGCCAACTGGGTTGACCATTTCTAGCGGTATTGATCCAAGTTACATTAGGTCTGATGGCGTGGTTACTGGGTTCATTGGTAAACAGCCCGCTTTCTCTTGGAGTTATCCTAAAGAGTTGAACGGTAACTATATACCGGGATATGATTTTGTTACTGGGTATAAATTCTCTTTGGAAACGACTGGTGGGGCGATTCTTAATTCTGGAGTTTCCCTTGGGGGTTTTAACAATAATTCTTATCAAGTTAACTTTAGTGATTTACAATGCAACCGGATGTTTAAAGCGAAGGTCTGCGCGGTTGATTTATGGGGGAATTTGTCAGACCCCGCTACTTTAACTGTAAATAACCCGGTTCCACATATTTATACGTCTGGTATTTTTGATAGCACCGCCAATGGCGGTTTAGTTTATTCTTTAACGCCGGACCCGAGAGATATTGACATTTCAGAAGTTTTTCTTTGGGTTCAAAAAACAGGGAATACAACTGGAACTTTTATTCCAACTTACTGTAATTATACCGAGCGCAGCAGTAATTTAGCTGGCGTAGTTAATTTAGACGGGGCTGGTGGTAAATATAGCGTTTGGGCGGCTTTGTCAGACACATTCGCCAGCGATGCGTGTTTAGGATGTAAAGGGCCGGGGGAAGATGATACACCGCCAACCCCGCCTAGTCCAGTAGAAGTTCCTATAACCGATGATTCACCTCCGCCGGGAGATTTTACAGATTTATTTGGTGGAGAATATGGAGACGGAGATGATTTAATAATTGTTCCAGATATTAATTTGTTGTGGAGTTATGCAAGCGTAACGGCGACATTGGTTGGACACGCCGAATTTGGCACGGCGTCCGTGCCTCCAATACTCTATCGGCGCATGGAAGCCGGCGGCGTGGTGGATGCCACAGTTAACACGTACAACCCTTGGGCTGGTCCGGATATAACAACCTCTCACGCTTACGGCTGGTATAATCACAGCGGAAAAACCGGAGAGCCGGCGATTGAAACGACGGACAAGGACACAGGCGTAACAACCAGAAATTCATATGTCGTGCAGTTAAGTTGCAGCCCTTGCGGAGTAGGTGGCTGTGGCGGGTCAGACCAAGGAGGCGTACACTTGCCGGAAATCCGCCCGTATGTTCCGGGATACGGGTTCGTGATAACGAAGGACACGAACACAGAGATTGAGTTTATCGCGCAGGTTGGTTGTAAGGTGTACATGGGCGTTTACGATGAGGCGTGGAGCGAAATAGTCGCAACGT